GTTTTACCGTTTGCAATAGTAATACCAGAATCAGTTCCAGATACATATTTAAATACTACGTTTTGAGAACCTGAAGTTGAGTTTTTTAAGATATAAAAGTTTTGTACATCAAGAGGAATAGTTACGTTTCTACTCGCTGTTAAAGATCCTGTAAATTCTATAATTCTATGAGAAAGCGTTGCACCTGTAGATCCGTCTGATACCGATAAAGTTGTATCACCAGAATTAGATACTGCTTGTGTAGTAAAACCACCAGATATCTGCTCTACAATCTGTAAATTTGTATTTGTTTTTGTTCCCCACGTTCCTGCATTTTCGCCAGTTGCCTGGAGTTCAATACCTAGGGGTGTAAATGTCGATGCCATATTAAGCTGCTTCTCCTGTTACGTCGTTATAGCTTGTATTTGAGCCTGTTGCAACATCTGAATACGAAGTATTAGAACCCGTTGAAATATCACTATACGACGTGTTACTGCCCGTGTCAATATTCGCTAAAGCAGTAACATTTACTGCTCCTACACTAACTGTAGCCGATTGTCCAGTTAATCCAACAACTTGATCTACTGGATCTACCGTGCCCACAGAAGCTGTTGCAGAAACACCAGTTAATCCCATCACATCTGCAGGTGTTAAACTACCTGTTGAACTAGTTATGACTTGACTAGATAAAGTTACCACGGAAGATCCTAGTCCTATTAAAGACCCTAAAGTAGTTTCTATTTCTAATCCTGATAGAATAGCTGCATCGTTTGGCACAACCACAGAACCTATTCCAGTGTTTATAGCAAATCCTGTTAAATCAGCTTGATGTGAAGTTACACCTTGCGCTGTCCCTTGCGCTGAAGTTATGGCCTGTCCTGTTGGTGATACATCTTCATTTGGTGCAACAGCTGTTCCTTGTTGAACAGTAGACTCTTGTCCTGTTAGTCCCATAATTTGATCTGCAGGATCAATCACACCATTTGCTGCAGTTGATGATAATCCAGATACAGAAAAAGATACTTGAATTACATTTGTAATTGAATTGACAGATGATTGAAAAGATATTCCACCAACTTCTACTGTCTTTGGTATGACAGGTGATATGCTTCCAACAGAAGATGTAGATGAAACTCCTGTTGGTTCTACTAAAGCGTTTGCTAAAACTCCCACTGCGCCAATATTAGAAGTGGCAGCTATACCTGTTAATGAAACTGTTTCGTCTGCAAGGTTTCCCCACTCACCATCATTCCATGCTTTTGCACCCCAACCAGTTGCAAGGACTGCATCACGGTTCCAATATGCTTGGCCCCAGGTGAATCGACCCCATCCTGATTGAACCGACATGCTGGTCCTCCTATGCTAATCTTATGATAGCGTTTGTAGCGTCTGCTGTTGGGAATTGAATTGTGAAAGTTCCGTTAGTCGCTGTTTTATCAGAGCCAAAAGCGATTGCACAAACAGCTGCATTTGTTGCAGATGAATTGTAAATTAACGCACCGTTAGCTGTGAAAGAAGCTGATGAAAAACTTACATCTGAAAAATCACAAACTGCAGTTGTACTTGAAGCAACTGGAGTCACGCTTGTTAATGTAGCCCCACCAGAAGTGTATGCTGTTCCAGATGTGTTAGTAATTTCTTCTGACGTTGAAAATGCAGTCGTTGATGCACCAAGAGTTGCATCACTATCATACAATGCAATTTTAAAAGTGTTACCAGTTGTTGCTGTAAAATTGTGAACACCTTTTAATAGTTCTACTTTAAAACTTGTACAAATTGCCGATGTTATTGCCATAAATTTTCTCCTACGGGTTTACTGAGTTAATTGGTATTCTAACTGTTCCATCAGTGTAGTCGT